TCATCGGTAAGAATTAAGGAGTTTTTCCTTTGCTTCCAGGTCTGAAATACAAAGGTTGAGTGTTCTGGTGTTTTCATCTGCACGCTGAGCTTCACGCCCATATCGTTCAAGTGTTTCTCGTAGTTGTCGAGAAAGTTCACTGGCTTTGGCTTTCTCAATTCGGCAGGTATTGGTGTTATCGGTACTTGCAACTTCTGTTTTCGTGGTACCGGTTGAGAACTGCACCCTGTCAAAGTGATTAAGAACACGATCAAGAAAAGCATCTGTGCGTATCGTATCATGCTGTTGTGCGTCATGATATATCTCCAACCTATTCTGCTGTTCATTGTCTGCTTGTTTACGCAGAACAATATTTGTGGCCACATCCTTTTCATCTAATTGATTACCTGCAATCTGTTTATTCATTGCTTGGTTATCAAAATAAATACCGCCAGCAACAAAGCCAGCGGTAAAGGAAACAGCCAAAGCAATTAACGCTATGACAGTTTTATTCATTAATCATCACCATTATTAAATTAATGAAAAAGCTCTATCGAAAACATCATCAACATAAGGTTGTTGAGCATTTTCAACAGAAATGATTGCTTTTGCCATTTTGATTGATGTTGATTTATCAAATAGGTTTAAGCATTCGTGACGTTCAAAGCCAGTATCCTTACAAACTCGTTTAATATAATTTTCAGTATGGTTGTTATCAGATGATGGCGCCCATCGTTCTATGATTTCTTCAACAGTATCTATTTTGTCACAACCAACATTAGGCTTACCTTTTTGCTTACTATAAGTTTGAAGCAATTTCATTAATGCCCGAACACCATAATAAACATTGATAAAAGTACAAAATTTATCATCATTTTGTACTGTTGCTAGACCTTGCCATTTAGAAGAACCATGTCGAATGTTGCCCGGATTATTATTTCTGATACCTCTAACGCCAGTGTTAACGTAATTGCTTTTAAAAACTGACATATTCACCCCTTTATAAACTTGATGACATTGCCTTTACTGACCAGCAACGTTGTGCAGATCAGGATATTGGCAAAGATGTTGTAGATATCAGCGTGATAATTAGGATCGAAGTAAGCGCGAATAGGTACGCTCGAAGAGTAAGCAAGAATGAGGAAAGCTAACCATCCACCTTTTTTACAGTGTTGTCTGCCGTCACGTTTAAAATAGAACACACGTAGAAATATGACGGTACAGATGATGGCATTAACAATAGTGAGCAATGTTTCGCATTTCATTGTTGCCCTCCTTGTTTCGGTATATCAGCCCTTCCATATGCTTTTACGCTTAACTTAACCACAAGCAAAGCGGAAACAAAAGCACCTACGGCATCGATATGTTCGATTTCGTATTGCTCAGGTTTCACACCGAAAAGACCAGTAACAGAAATAAAGATAGTTGCTGCAGGGCTAAAGAATATAAGACCACAAACGAAGCTTAGAAAAGCTAATACCGATCTGCGTTTAAAACTATATTCAGTAGCAGCGGTGGTAAAGAAGATAGCTCCCAACAGTGAACCCATAATAACTTCTGCTGGAAGCCCTGCGAAGTAACCAAGAAAAGCAGTAGTGCCGATCCCAGCTTTTGTGTAGACATCTTCTTGCATGAGTGTAGTACCAGTGATTAATGAATAGTCATAATACTACATAACCAACAAGATAAACAAAAATGCAAAAAAGTTAATAAATTGAAGTTTATCCCATAATACATAAAAATCATGAATATATACTACTGACCTATTTTTACATTAGTGGTAAAATTGCATAAATATCAAATTAACCCTTAGATTACTATGCAAAAAAAGAAATTTAGAAAAGATATCAATGGAATGAGAGCAATTGCTGTCCTACTAGTTATCTTATTTCACTTTGACAATTCACTAGCTCCTGCTGGTTTCATTGGCGTTGATATTTTCTTCGTTATATCTGGATATTTAATGACCTCTATTATTTTGACAGGTATTGAAAATAACAATTTTTCCATTGTTAAATTCTATTCAGCACGATGTAAAAGAATAATTCCAGCATTAATGCTTTTAATATTTATATTAGTGTTTCTATCTTATTTTTTGATAGAACCAAATGATTATAAGAAAATAGGTATTCATGCTCGTGACTCATTATTATTCATATCAAATATTACATATTTCAATGAGTCTGGGTATTTTGATGTTGAATCGATGGAGAAATTCTTACTCCATACATGGTCATTATCTGTTGAGTGGCAATTTTATTTAATATATCCATTAATAATATTAGCAATCAGTAAGATAACGACATCAAGTAACACTAGAAAGTCTTTAGTGTTTCTTTTTTTTGTTTCACTAATATTGTCTTCAGTCATAACAAAAATAGATCCAAGCCAAGCATATTACATGATACACACAAGAGCATGGGAAATGATGGCTGGTGGATTAGCATTTGCATATCCTGTAACAAAGGTTTCAGAAAAGAATAAAAAAATATTATTCTTTTTATGCCTAATTATAATTATATTTGCTTCATATTTTTTTGATAGCAATACACCTTGGCCTAGTTTTTATGCATCAATTCCTGTAGTAGCAACAGCTATAATATTAGCTATAAATTATGAAAAAAATTTCATATTAAGTAATCCTATTTTTCAAAAAATTGGTTTATGGTCTTATTCTATTTATCTATTCCATTGGCCTTTACTTGTCATAACTAAAAAATTAAACTTAGAACTAAGTTTGATAATATACTTAACAATCACTTTTATCTTAGCTATTTCTTCATATTATTTGATAGAGAAAAGAAGACTAAAAATAGTATTTATTATTCCATTCTATATTATTATTCTTATTGTTTGCCAATATATTGCTAAAGATGGAGTAACACAAAGGATAGATAAAAAAACACAAGAATATAGTAAGAATTATAAATTTTACTATAACCCATGGGTTTTATATAGAGATAAGCAAAATGATATATTATATTTTAACGAGAATTTACCATCTAAAAAAATAATATTGTCAGGTGATAGTTTTGCTTTAATGTATGTTGAAGAAATGAAAGAATATGGTGTTAATTTTGAATTATATTCTAATGAATCATGCAACACTACAATGATCAATGATTCATATAAAGGTAGTAGAAATTGCATTACAATGAAAAATAAATTCTTAGAAAGAATAGCTAAAAATGATGATTCGCCTGTAATTATATCACAACGGTGGGATTTGTATTTAAAAGGATTAGATAAAGTACAAACAGAAAATAAAATAAAATTATTTTTAGATAATTTAAAAAACAAAGGCCAAAATAGAAAATTCTATATTTTAGGTGATTATCATCAACCTAGTTATAATCCATACAGTTGTTTGTTAAACTCACAAACAATGCAAAGCAATTTTTTATCTGATTTACTTCACTCTGAAAGATGTGAAAAGATGGAGAGTAAAGATAAAGATAGCTTAAGGACAGATGTTGATATTGAAGGTATTTTTAAATTATTAACATTGCAATATGATAACATTGAATTCATTTCTATGAGAGATGAACAATGTAATAAATTCAGCTGTACAATTATAGAAAATGATAATCCTATAATTATAAAACCTCATCTCACAAAGTTCGGTGCGGAAAAATTCACTAAATTTATTATGAATAAGATAAATTACAAATAAAAAAACCACCTTTAATGAAGGTGGTATAAAACATTAAGAATAATAGGATTCGTTATGGAACCTATTATTCTTTCTTCTCACAAATAATTGCTTTAATTGCAACCTGCATAGAGCGCGGTAGTGATGTTGGTTTTACTTTCATCCTATTCAGGGTTATTAAAGCACCAGAAGAACTACTAATAACAAATGATTTTCCTGAAATATTAGAAATGGACACCGTTCCGCCACTAGCTCCAAAAAGAACTGGTAATCCAGTTATCCCCCCGTGGATTATCTTGATGCCATTTGATTTATCTATTGTTATATTATCAGATATAAAAGGGGGAATACTTGAAGAGCTAAGGTCAGGTGCTCTCATTAAATCCCCATCTTTAGAAATACCGAAGGAAACATCCATTAAAAAAGATAAATCTACAGCAAACTCATTATTTTCAACAGATACAATCGTAGTAAAACATTCTACCCCAAAGATTTTACCGCTTTCATTCAATTCAACATCAAGACCAAGTATCCAGCTGGCTCTGCTTTGTAAGTAAAGCCTAATTTTATCGTCCAGCATTTCTATTCTAGAAATATTTATCGTTCTATATGAATAACCGGTGTTCGATTTGTCCAGTAGTGTTAAATTTCCATCAGAACCAACAACTAGCCGCCCGTATGTATATCTCCATATTTGGTCTTGTGGTAGCAGAGGAGTTCCATACATTTCAGTTTCAAATTCTGAGGAAGGGGTTTTATTAAATAGAGAATCAACAATAGCACTAGCTGATTCATGCCCCATAACATTATAGCCATTTTGAGTATAATGCACTCCTTCGCGCAATAATCCATTGCTGATGGTAAAAGTTCCACACAATGAATAACACATCACCATCCAGTCGTAAGACTGGCATAGGTAATCTTGAGCGGTTTGTATACCATACCAAGATGTTTCTTTTCTATTCTGAGGGCATCCAACTCGATATAAAAAACACTTATTCAGCCCCATATCTGAGCGTATATCTCTAATTAGTTGATCTAATGTATCTTGATATTCCTGCTTTTTAGTTCCTAGCGTCATGTCTGTTTCACCTTGGTGAAACAGACATGACTTATATCCTATTGATATACCATCTCTATTTGCGACAAACATTGCGGAGTTGAATGAGCTAATCATCTTATCATATACGGTATTTGATGGGGTTAATGGCTTTGATAGTTCAACAATAGAGGATTCACCTCTAGCACAGGGAATAATTAAAACCTTTCTTCCTGTTTTCCTTATATACTCATTAGCAAACGCAGCCCACGCGTGACCAGTACTTACATTTCCTGAAGAATAAGGGAGAGCTTTAATTATTTTTTTTATAGTATTATCTTTATAGTCATAATACATTGCACCATCAATCACATCTGGAAATCCATAAGTATCTTGAGCGTACCCAACTGCATTTGATTGTCCATACACAACAAATACATCATATATATCTCCATGATTAAAATATTGATTTATTAGCAAATCAGAAGCTTCACTTAAATTATCAAAATTAACATCACCAATTAAACTAGAACCAGAATCTTTTGCTAATTCAAGCAAAACATCACTTGCTGTTCCTTTTTCAGGCAATATTGTTATTGGCTGGCCATTATCATCAAATGCTAAAATCTTATTTGATCTTTGTTTTGTATCTGGAATTGTATTTATTATTTTATCGCGTACCCGTAAAGTTTTTCCATAGGAATCACTAACAATAGCATCTACATATTTTTTATTTGTAGCATCACCTTCTTTTTTAGGATCTCCTAAATTTTCAATCCTGTTATTTTTAGCGTCATAATATTTAGATAAATAACTGGGCTTACGCAGACATAATGATAAAAAACCCAATGCTTTTTGAATTAACATTGTTAGATAATCAAAGGCATCTTCATGTACTTCAGCAAAAAATTTACCCTGATTACGTAAATCAGTTTCTTGTACAACGGGTAAATCGCGTTCTAATAATATCTTCCAGTCTTTGGCTAAAGGTTTACTAAGAACTACTTTTCCACCGAAATAAGAACCAACACCAACAATAAAATAATCAGTACCATTCTTTAATGTAGTCTCATTACCATCGTTGTCAGCAACGACAACAATCAAGTGTCTGCTTTCAAAGATACGGAATCGAAAATCAAAATCCGTTGTTACGCCATTGCCTACATACTCTTCATGGCTTAGTTCAGTAGATACAGTCATTGCCCATCTCCTCTGGTGTTAATGAGGATATGATACGTTTAACTATAAAATATATCCATATTTGCAATAATGGCCATCAAATAGATAATTAGATTAACCATTTAGATAAACATTTTAATACATTTACGTTATTATAGTTTGCGTGACCGTTTTCATTAGTGAGGACTTTAGCAATGGAAAAGAAGTATGAATACCCTGCACCAGCTAACTATCCAGATGTAGTGAATACCGATAAAGGGATTGAAAAGTTAATTACAAAATCAAACCTTGAAGCACTTTTAATAAAGATGGGAGAAGATGGTCATGATGTATCAGCTCCGCTTGTAGAACTGATTGCAATGAGAAACTTTATAGTCCAAAAGATGAGAGGCAATAAAAATATAATACCGTTAGTGGAATGTATTTTAGCAGAATTAAAGAAATAAGAACAATGCACCGCTTAAGCGGTGCTATTTATCAGTTTTTTTCAACAATTCTACTATTTTATTCTCTACTTGTTCGAGTATTGATTTTAATCTTTTATTCTGTATTGGTGAGCGATTAGCCATTGATATATAGTCATATTCTATATCATATATATTCAGATTTTTTTCATCTGATGAGTTAGTATTTAATTTATTTTTATCTTCTATTAACAGTTCAATATATTTTTTATTAAAATTTGTTTTTTTTGATTCCCTTGTTGAAACATATAATCTAGCTATATATTTATATTCCTCCCACTCACTTTCCGTTAATACTTTAATAGAAGTGCCTTTTTTTATTAAACCATCAACTAATACATCAGGAAAAACACCTTTTTTTTCAATAGTTTTTATAAAAATAACATCATAAAATTCCTTTTCTTTTTCATAAATATAATCAGGTGTTAATGTTGATTTATCAAAAATCAAATCTGATAATTGTATTAACGATTGATGAACAACACTCCCACTATAAAAAGTTGTAGGTTGATTTATTAACCCATAATTTCTCAAGATACTAAAGTTCATAGAGAAAAAATTAATACCTTTATTCGCAATTGAGTGCTCATAAGATTCATTGTTTTTATAGCCAACTAAATCATACTTACTAGATATATAATAGTATTTTATTAGTTCAATAGATGAATTCGTTAAATTCTTCAATATATATAAAAAATTTTTTCTATCTGATTCTGAATAATTTGTATTACTAATATTTAGTATTAAATTAATATAATAATTAATTTTATTATTTTCCAATTCTTTCATGACACAATTTATAATCATCTCAGCATACTCAGGGCCAAGAGCTTGTAACATCTGAGGGTTGTCTTTATAGTTAATGCCATAAAAAAATTCAACTAGCCTTAATACTTCATTCTCATCTAGGTATTCAATCAAATCACTTCTAAATTGCGTTATCTGTTTAACTCCAGGTATAAAAGATAGAGCCACAGTCCTTGTTTTTGATAAAAAAACACTAGTTTTTTTCTCTTTTTCCTTTTTAAAATATTCAATTAGCTTTTCTTTATTTTGCTCATTCTCTATTGACATATTAACATCTCATTGTATTAAATTTATCAGATAAAAATCTGACTAGTTTTCTTTTTTATTTTACCAAAGAGCCCCATTTGATATTCCTACTTCATCTGCTCCTCAACCTGATTCAATAATGGTGACAAATAAAACAAGTTTTGGAAAGGTAATAGTTTGCGTACAGATCGCACTTCTCTATCATCAAACTCACCATTTAATACACCTGATGTGATGTTTTTAATATCACCGCCAAGGTCAAATGTAGGGCCTAATAATGCTCCGATCCCATTACGACTTTGATAACGTGATGCTGGTGGCCCACCAAACATGGCACTCATACCATAAGTACCACCGCTAAGGTTTTCCAGTACATTGTTAGGCTCACCTAACCAGCCCATCATTCCTGACCAATCTAAACCCTCTTTTACTAAGTTAGCCGGTTCGGTATTAATATCTCGTCCCGCCATTTTGGCCTTGAGAACATAGACTAGGGATCCAAGTGCAACCTGAAGCAATGCACCATAATAGAATGATGCATCACCTGATTGTATGCCTGAGACCAACGCTCTATTGTGAGTAGCAAAGAAGAAAGTTTTAAACTGCATCACAATCTTTCCTATTTCGCTACTCATAAATAAAGGTGTATCACCAATGCCCGGTGTGATAACCGTGGTTCTTACGTCTTTTAATACTGCTGCCTGAAATGTTTCACGCACAACGCGATCATCCCACAAATGGCTGTGCCCTGTTAACATGCCGTCTAAGTCTTCACCGTGTCGCTTAAACTGATCTGCTATACGCTTTAGCATTGATTCATCGATACCAATATGAGCCAGTTTCTTTATTTCTCGTTTACTTAACGAACCACCAGCATCTAAAGTGTTTGCTGCTTTCAGTACCTTAGATTGAGTAATAAGCCCAGACCACATTTTCATAGTATCGGTGTATTGGTTCATCAACGTAAGGTTGCCAAATTTCTGTGATGACCACTGTAAACCACTTTCTAAATAGCTACGTCTGCTATAGGGATCGCTAAGGTCAGCAATCACCTTAGAACGACTGGATAATGCATATTCAAGGCCAATACCCATTTCACGCAAATCAGCCTTAGCAATGCGTATAGCACTGATATCAGTTAGCATCTTACCCAATGGTTTTAACGCACTACGTAAACCGTGTTGCATAATCGGACGAGCCATATCAGGTAACGATGATATTGTCATACCCCCCAATAAACGTAAAAAGTTAACGTGACGAGCCACACGGCCAGCTCGCACAAATAGACTTGCTGGATCTTTAGGTGCTCCATAAGTACCTAATAAACGGTCACGCATCGCGCGAATATCACGTAAATCCGCCTCTCTTCGTGCTTCTAATCGACTGCGTTCTTTAGGCGTGGTTGCATCAGCAATAAGTTGGTTGTATTCCTCTGTAATCGCTTTGATTTGATTATCCATATCAACACGGCCAAATTTAGCCGTAAGTTCAATTTCAGGCGCAACTTGGCGAATATAGTTTTCCATCACATAGTTAACATCTGATTCGAGATAGTCTTTAATTCGTTCATCAGGAATGTTTAGCGTTCTATCTTTTGTAAAACCAGCACGTTTAACTAACCCATCAGGGATCAGTTCACTGGGTACAATGCCAGACGGAGCACCAATAATTTTATTAACGATATCATCTGCTGCCGCATCTAACTCTTCACGCTCTAAAGGTGTCATGCGATTCAATGCGGACTGTCTAATTCTGTCATGGCGAGTTAATGAATTTGCTGTTCGTGTTAAACGACGATGTTCATTTCTAAACTTGCGAGGGTTATCAAGAATATCTACACTACGTTGTAACGCAGGCAATTTATTCTCAGCATCATTAATACGTTGTAACTTTCGTTGTAATGTCGCTTGTCTTCTTGTTTGAGTTTTATTTAGCTTAGCAAGGTTAGATAGTGAATTTAACTCAACTTCTACCGCATTCTTTTCATTAATGATTTTTTGGTATTTATTAATATCATCCATCAACAAAGATTTTTTACCTGACCAATTCTCAGCCTCTTTAATCTCAAGCCCTAAACGTTCAGCTTGTGGTAAAGCATTACGTGCTTTATCAATACCAATTTCAGCACGATCAAGGCTACCTTTGGCTTTATTTATTGATGTTTGATTAATCTCTTCTAACCAGTCAGTAATGATTTTCTTAAATTCAGTACGATCATTTAAAATTTTGTCGAATTTATAAATACGAGGGAAGTAGCTTTGTGCTGTTGTCACCTTTACACCTTCACGTAAGATCCCTAATTCAACCATTCTATCTTTGGTTGCTTCGACAATAGGTCTAATAGAACGAGCCGCCTCTGCCACTTGTGGTATTGCATGAGTATCACCATTGCGCATGGCATCACCAATAGCCTCACTAAATTGGTAATAGCTCATATCACGGCCACCAGATTGACGATACTGTTTAAAGTGGTCTTTCGTTGATTCTACTTGCTTATAAACGAGTGTTTCATAACCTCTAACTTTTGTTTCAACAGCGGTAAATGTCGCAATACCTTCTTCATTTTTAGCAAAGGTAAAGTTATTTTCTGTGAGTTGTTGGTTAATTTGACGCGCTGTTTTAGAGGGGGATTGAGCAACACGGCCAACAGGGCTAACATTCATTGTACGATTAATAAATGATGGCCCTTTTAAGGTTTCTTGTTCTAATGTGGTGTTAGGTACTTCCATTGCACCAACACTAGAATTATCAGGAATATTATTTGGAATATTTTGTTGCCCTGATTGTTGTTCTCCAATTAAATCATTTCTTACTTTTGTTACCAATTCACCACGGTTTTTTACTAACTGTGCGGCTGAACCTAAGGTTCCACCGATCATGGCATCAAGTGTAATATTAATTGCACTCTCAGTTAATGTTCGTGTTTCTTGGGTACTATGTAATGCCATTTCAGAAGCTACGCCACCAGCAGTATTTGCCAATGCAAACTTACCTGCTGTTGCACCAACACTACCGCCTTTTACTATTGCACCACCTGGTATCATCATTGCGGCAACATTAATTGGATCAATAACCCCCATTGCTATACTACTCACAATACCGGCACCGCCTGAATCCATTAATTGCTGTCTGTCGTTTTTCTCACGATCAATACGTTGTTTTATTGCTGCGGTTTCTTGAGGAGAGTTTGAATGAATAAAGGCATCGGCATAGTCTTCATAACCTGAAAGCGTTAATTCATCTTCAAATGGGTTATAACCTTCTATATCTTCAAATTGATTAAAAGGTGCAGTAGCAATCAAGCTACCCACTGAGTTATCGATACGAAACGCTGCATCACGTAATTCTTTAGTTTGCCGTCTATCATCAAGCGGATTAATAGGATCATACCAAGACGGTGAAACATTATCACCATAAGTAGGTTCAGGTTGCTGAACAGCATTAATATCCGCAGATAAAACATCATCAGGTTGTTGTTCGTAAATAGGCATCAGTTTTTATCCCAAGAAAAATAATTATTGAATTTATTCACTCGCTCATTGTGAGTTTCTTTATATTGCTCACGGATATTTTGACGACGTTCATCAAATTCTGAGCGCGATTTATCCAATGCTTCTTCTCGTTCCCTTTTATCCTGTGCTTCCTTAACGCTTTGCTGGCGTTTTTCCATTACCTCTTTATACATCGGTGATGATGACTGTTCTGGCCTAAAGCGAATAGGTAAACCGTTATCTCCCGTATATGGACGATAAATAGGGATATCATCGCTACCAGTTTGTTTTATCATTATGCCGTAGCTGTAATCTCTGGGAGTCACTGCATCAGAGACAATAACGATTTCAGTGCCAGAAGAAGCGCCACCAAATGACTTAGACATTAATTGCTTTTTCTCTTCTTCCCATTGGCCAGCAATCCAGTTTCCGGCACCTGATTCATTAATACCGTATACGGCTTCTGGTGCATAACGCATAACTTCTTCACTGCCATTAATATTTGATACTGCCCACGTTCTTTTAATTTGAGCGTTGGTCATTTTCTTGGCTAGTTCTGCATCACCGCCTGTTTCAGCAAAGTTAGCGTCATACAGCGTTTGATAGTCACGTAAGTAAGCACCATTTTGAGTACCAGGCTTACTAATGCTTGGTGAAGAAAATGGTTTATACCAAGGGTAAAAATCATTGATATTAGATTGCGCCGCTTTATCTCTATCCTTGATATATCCTTTATCCCTGATTTGAGAAGCGATCATTTGCTTAGTGCGTTCATCTTGTTCAAATGTCGTCTTAAATGCAGTTTCTACCGCTTTATCATCAGGCATACCTGCTCGACTTAAACTATATACTTTTGAGTAATACGCCATTGTGCTTGATGGAATATCAGTCGCTGAGGCAGGATTGTTATCAAATATCTGCCCATACATTTTCGCGATAGGAAGAACAACTTCAGGATCTTTAGATGTTGCGCCCATATTCAATACGGATTTAACTTGTGATGGGATAATCCCTGTTCTTACTGTGAGTTCAGCAACGGCATTTAGGCTATTATCATCACGTAAATTAAAGCTCTGCTGAATATGTTTTTCAAAGTAATCATCTGCTGCCTGCTGATTATTCTTATCATTAGGATCAAGCGGAAAGTTATTTTGAATGGAAAGCTGTAATCGGTTAGCTGCAAACTGTTTATCTTGTTCCTTGATGTTCCCTTCAACGAACTTACCAAATTTCTCCCAACGTTGAATTTTGCTTTCGTAGTTTGCTTCGCCGGGTTGAGGTTTATTTTTAGCTAACAAAACTTGCTGTGCTTGTGGCGACATCTCTTTAGCTGCTGACATAAAACCAGCATAACGTTTAGCTTCTTGCATATCGGCAGACATGGCTGAACCTTTGTCATAGCCAAACGCAGAGATTAATTCATCATGAGTAGGCGCATTAGGTGCTTCAAGCCCTCTTTCCCATGCTGCGTAAGAGTCCGCTACACGAGTACCGAGTTGTTGCTGTAACTCACCTTGTTTTTGCTTACGTAGCTGTTCTGCTTGTCGTAAATATTTTGCTTGGTCAGCTTCATCTAAGGCATCGAAAGCGGCAGATCCAGTTAATAGTTTGGGTGCTTCAGATGTCGTTTGTAATTCAACAAAACCAAGTGCTGACTGTATACCCGTTGCTATCTGTTCATCAGTATAATTAACTCTATTTTGCCCATTTTCTTTATACATTATCGCTGTCGATAAATGCGTTAAGGTATCTAAATTCGTTAAATCTAATGGCTGATTAGGTGCAACTCCGAGGTAATCAGATACATACTCAATGTATGCCTGAGTATCATTATTATCCTCTGGCGGCGCCCAACGATTAATGATCTGCTCTGGTGTAACAAAACCCTGTCGAGCATAAGAAAGTAGATTTTTACCTAATGCTCTAATGCCGTGCTCAGGTGTGGCAAACTTAGCAAATGCACCATCATCACCAGTTTGACCTACCCATTTATTACTAGATATACGAATATTACCAGGGTTGTTGTTTCTAACACCTCTTGTATCACCGTTACTAGGTGTATACATATTCTCTTGCTGTTTATGCAGATTATCAGCGTAAGCAGTAGCATCTTCAGGGTTATCAAAAATCCCTAAGTGCTTACCTGTTTGCTCGTATAACGCAATAGCTTCATCATCAGATAACAGCTTGCCATCGTCACTTACGGTAGGTATCAGCACTTCGCCATCATTGGTAGCAATAGAAATCGTTCTTACTGTACTAATTGATCCGTCTTCATTTTTAACTGTTGGCCTATTGAGTAAATTAATATTGCCCTGCTGGGTCATTCCTTTAACTTTGCCAACACTACCACCATAGAACGCATTATTTCTGGTAGCACCACCAAGGTTTGAAGGTTCTCCATTTCGTTCTAAGAACCCCATATAATCAGCACCGAGTTGGTTTTCAATCGCTTTACGTGCAGTCGCTACTTTGAATTCTTGTTTCTTGGCGAGGATCTGCTCTTCACCCCAACCGTGTGATAATCCAAACTCTTCTATTTGCTGAAACACTTGTTTATGTGCGGAGATATAAGCCTGATTATCGCCGTACATTGATGCGGCAGACTCTGCATTTAATGTTAACGTTGATTGAAACTGATCTTGTTCATAAGCTTTGATTTGCCCCATCTCATGACGATTAGCTTGTGATGCAAACTGAACACCTATTTCTTGCGCTTGTTGCATAAAGCTTTGTCGCACAATATCGTCAGGTAATGTTGATGATATTTCACCAACATAATCACGAAATGACTGCGCATACTCAGACGCTTTACCAATCGCATTTTTACCTTGTTGAGAAAGTAATCCATTTTGTGGATCGGTCATCAGTTCGTTGGCTTTCTGCCGTAGCTGTAATGCGGCATCTTGCGCCAGTGCAACGTTGGCTCTTTGTTTTGCTTCTGCAAATAAACCAACATATTGCTCACCAACACGACCAAAGCCAGCGCCAAAAGTATCAGGTGATGATTGAACAGAAAACCCATTATTTGGTAACTGCTCAGGCATAACCGTTCTATTATCGTATGTAGGAACCTTTGGCATGATTAAAATCCTTTTGGTGCTTTAGCAAATGTCTTACCCGCTTTCGCAGCACCTGAGCCACCACCACCGAATGGACTCCATGTGCCACCAGCCAACTGATACGCGCCATAAGCTTGAATAGGGGCTGTTAATAACGTTGTCATTGCACCCATATTGCCTGAGCGTCTTGCCATTTTTGCATTAAGGCGATCATTCTCAGCTTGCATACGATAGCCATACGCTTCACGAGAAGCGTTATTAACCATAGTTAACGCATCAAGCTCACCCATTGCAGCAGTATCCCCCAAAACATCTAAAGCCCCAGCAGTGCTTAAATCAATGCCACTGGCTGACATTGTTGCCGCCTGTGTACCCGCTAATTGGCGAGTGCGTCTACGCTGTTCTTGAGCCTGAGCGTTGCCTTTATTTATCGCATCAAGTGCAGCATCTTCATTAATTTTGGCGTTTTGATTGGCCACTGATGCTTGAAATTTACCATCGGTATATTGTCCGTATGCTTGCAATGCAGAAGTACCAATTACTGCAGCTGCTAATGTTGTTGGTTCACACATTATTTAGCCCTCAAAGTAAAACGATGGAAAGGTAACTGAAGTAAACCTGCTGGCTTTGCTTCTTCAATCTGAAACCCCAACCAATGGAGCCAAGCCTTAGCAATATGATTACGTTCATCGACATAATTCATCAGTGTTGGGTATTGCCCTAACATCTGTTTTAAGATGGGTTTACAGCGCCGTAGAAAGGTTTTCTGATGTTGCTCTAATAAATCAGTTCCCACCAACCAAGGAACACCTAAGCCAGTCAGTAATGAGCCAGAAGCAACGCCAAAAATAGTCACGACCTCATCATAAATAATGCCGGCATAGGCTTTAGTAGAAACAGATAAGCCATGTCGTAATACCTGTTCAGGTGTTTGCATTGACATAGCGTAGAACTCATCAACATCAGCTTGTCTTACATGTGGTAATAAACGAACAATATGTTCATGAGTAGCAGAAATAATTTGTACATGATGTTTTTTCATATTAGAAACCACCAGCATCAATACGCGGAATAACAGAGAGCACCGCTAACGGTAACGGATCAACCTGTCTAATAAAGACACGTCCGTTTTTGCTCCAATCTGCATCTAAATTAATTTCAACAATGCCTGTGGCATCATCAACAGGATTGTCATAAAACTCGAATTGACGTTGAGGATACTCATATAGCCGTTCTTTTTCAGTACCGGCCCAAATACCCCTACTACTATTTACAATTAAGCTGGCAACCTTAATAAGCTTCTTCTTATCAAGTAACGTTTCTTGCCCATTGATATGGATATCAAGCGTTTCTAATTCGCTGGTAATAGGTAATCCGATATGTACTACAGATGATGGTGTATCAATTTCCACCGCACCATTGGTGACAATAGCCTGAGGTGAAACATTAGCGTCAGAAAGAATATTAACCGTCTTACCTTCAAGGTGATTTAAGCCAGTAAAGCGATAGCGGGCAATGCTCCATTCAGTAGTGGGTGTATTTTGTAATGCTGGTGGAATATTGCGATTAGCAGAAATAACCACTTGATTTGCAGATACATATTGAACAATCTTACAGCGAAGCTCTTTATGTTCATTATCTTCAAAATAAGGAATATTGACGGCACTACCAATATCAGAAGCACTAAAGACCGGATTGCCTGAAATCACTAATTGATAGTTTTCTTGATAGTTCCACTCACCCGAACCGCCAGTGATGGTTGCTGTTTTTACATCATCTGTGTTTCTACCGTCATAACTTAAGCCAGAATCCACAAAGAAAGCATCTTCTGTACGAGTAAATAAACGGCTGGCTAATCGTTCTACATACCGAACCTGTTTACCATTTACTGTACGCTGAACAATAAAATAGGCTGAGTCTTCATTGCCTTCACTGATGGAACATGTGGACTCAAATTTCCCTTCTGTCGATTGTGGCGCCCATGCAAAAACTTGTTGTTCTCTTAAATAGGTTAAAGCCAGCATTAACCCATCGTCACGTATGCACCATGCAATAGAATATGGAACCGTAGTAAATGACCAATCAACAATGCGGTGACGTTGAAATAGGTGATTTGCCAACATGGTTAAGTCAGTGCCTTGATACCCATCCACATCAAAGGAATACGATAAATCACGCACAGCACTGCCTTTCTCTTGTATATAAAGCGCAATGTTCGCAACAGAGATTGGAGGTAAATCACTTGAACCGTTAGCACCTTGTGATGACATTGAAAAACTGGAAGGTGTAAGCACTTTGTTCTGATCGCCTGTGATTTGATATTCACCACCAGAGGTCAATGCCACCAGAGAACCGACATCAATCAAATGGCGAATTTCATTAACTTGACGACCTGCATACGTGTAGATAATGCGATCATCATCTTGAATAGGATTGTTGCGCCCAAAGTCTTTATAGTCACCGCTACGACTGGCCCATATCGTTTGTGGGTAGGCACGAGATCCGGCAAAGAATAAACGTTGTTGATAATAAACAACGGTGCTTGGATAACCATCAACATCATTCCACACTGCACGCGCCCATTTATGGCTTGCATTATCTTCACCAACGGCATTGGATGGAATATAAGAGATCACCTTTCCTGTGGCTGTTTTGCCATCTTCACTAACAGTTTCAATTTTTACGATACCAAAACCACTATGCAAATATTCCCACTGGATCCCTGTATCACCACCCCAACCATCCCAGCTCATTCCTTCAGTATGAGACGGTCTTAGTGTTCCTGTTTTACCGCCACTATTGGCACGATAGTAGTTACTGTCAGCACGGCGTTGATCATTAAGGTTGGTTGTTTTATCTGTTTCCCATACAGGAACCGCATCAATATCACGTTGCTCTAAATAGAACTGCTTACCTATTTGCTCGGTACCAAAAATATCATGCGTAGACGTTAACGTAATTTGCCCCGTGCTTGCACTGGCATAAACTTTCATTGCCTTATCGGTATTGATATCTTCAAAGGGACCGTTCTTGGTTTCAACGGAGACTAACTTCCAATCATCATGATCGTAACGCTGTAACTCCATTGGTGGATAATCAGTATGAACAATCGTCATAACATCTGCTGATTGCGTATACTTCAAATCAAATAAATCAGCTTCTTTATAAGGTGTCGCTAATTCAAACACTTCGCCTTTATGTTCACCATCAGCATAGAGAACCTGCCCACCATCTTTAAATACGCGAATATAACGATCACCAAACTCTAACGCATAGGTTTGTACGGTGCTGAATTGGAAAGGAATAAGGCGAGACTTCTTATTTTGATACTTTGTTTCAGCAATAAATCGTGTGCCTGGTCTATTCTCAACACCACCATATTGACGAACAATAAAGTTATGGCACTTGCGCAGTGCAGTTGAATACTTCGCAAGATCAACACGACCATATAGGCTTGGTGCAATTTCACCGCCTGAAAAACTAGGTTGAATAAGACTAAATGGCATTATGACAACCTCGCTAGTGTGAATTCATCAATATAATCAGTTGGCTCTGCTGACTCACTTAATGAATGTGCTGCCGCACTTTTAATAACACCTTGGTAAATTTGTAATGCCTCACCACCAATACCCGCATTTGATGCCAATGGACGAGCCAATTCAGCCGCTAAACGCCATGCAAGCGCATCTTTAAATAACGCATCAAACATATTGACGTCAGTAATACGTGCAACATATTCAAGCCATGCGCTAGGGTGATCAGTAAAAATTAATCGACCAGTCCCGTTTTCATCTGAACCAACATGAAAATGGATTGCTGTATCTGGTCTACGGTACTTTTGATGAGGTTCGACAATACCAATGGCTTTTAGACAATCATTAGGATAGCGATAGGCATACGCCCAATTAGGTGGAGGATTAGTTGTATTGGCTAATGCCACCTTTTTAGTCGCAAAGTTCCAAGGAAAATCGGCCAACACACTATCACGGCATTGCGCATAATGAAGGTTGCATTGAACGGCTTCTTTGCTGGATTCAGTCATGCTATTAATTGAACGACTATTACCAATGCGACTTAATGCAATATTGCAAATTTCAATTTCTGAGGCCATATCATTTATCTCCAATAAAAAAGGGGCTTTCGCCCCCCCTTTATCATCGGGGGTTAAACCCCAAGTTCTTTCCGCTTTTCATCTATTGCGGTGCGCATTTTATCTGCGCCCATATTGTGATGAGGTGCTTTACCAAATAGCTGGGTATATTGCTCACGAAGCGCATCAAGGCTTGAGTCAATCGCCACACCTAAACCGCTAACAGCAATATTACTTACGCCTTCACCAGTATTATCACCAGTCCCATCAGCCACACTGTGAGTATTAAGTCGAGCATCAGCGCCACCAATTAACGCTAAGTTATCGCCAGCTATACCGTCGTACTCAACCTCTTCACCGATTTCAAGTAGACGCCCAGCGATAAATGATTTTTTTAAAACCTTATATCGTGACATGTCACACCTTATTGAGTTACAGCATCGTAAATAGGATGAGCATCAACAGTTAGGTTAATACCCGCAGTGAACTTACCCGCCGTTAATGGACCTTCTGCAACAACATATTGCAGGCGCAGGTACTTCAGAACGCCTTGAGGTACTTTCGCCACAATACGTTTACCTGCATTTAAATCAGCAATTGGTATTGCCACAGATTCAAAGATAGATTTAGCATCAGAGAATTTATCGTCTGTCGCGGTTTCTAACTTAATTTGAACAGTCGCTTCACCTGATGCTTTAGCCTGTTCAGTCACTTGTGCAAACAGTTCTAATGGCTCACCAATACCGATATCACGAAATGCGCCATGCACTGGCGTTAAGTCAATAATTTGCTTACTTACAGCAGATGCAGTAACCACCTGATCCAGTGAAAAAAGCGTTTCTTTATCTAAAATCATTTTGACTATCTCCAAATAAATGAAAGTTAGCGGAGCCGTTAAACGACACCGCAATAACTTATTTCACCTGATCTTCAGTCGTTAAAATGGCATCAACACGGCGAACAGGAATTTCATCGAATGAAACAACTTTCTTACCGGCAACTTCTGCCATGGAAATATTGACGTTTTTGCTGTTTTTAATTTGACGACGCATCCAGCTACGAATTTGCTGGTTACAATAAAAAACAGGACGCCCCATAGAGAGGTTAGGGATCTTCTCAATTGCTTGAATAAACAAGTCTGGCAAATCGAGTGTGTCCGCTTTTTCTGGATCTTTACCAATTTTGGATAAATCAATATTGGCGATACGGACAACATAACGCCAGTCACGAACTGAGATACCATTTTTCCATTGGAAGTGAGTACGAAAGCCTTGGTATTTACCTTTGTTTTCATCTTCTAAAGTAACTTCACCTAAATGGTTTTGCTCTAAACCTGCTTTAGAACCTTTAGGGAAAATACCGTGAACCGTGTTTTCACCCCATACCACTAACCACACAGAAGTTAAGTTACTGCCAGTACCACCAGCATCAATGATATTGACTGCATTCTTTGCTTTCATATCGTTAAAGCGTGCAGCTAATCCCGTAAAGCGCTGAGGATGAACCGTAGCATCACCATAAATAACCGTTTCAGCCATTTGCTGGTTCATTGACTCTAAGAATGCAATTGATTCAGACAATAGAAATTCATTCTTTTGCCCGTTCAAGTTAGCAAGATCTTTATCAACTTCAGAATAGGTTTCAAGCATACCAATCGCATCAGTAACCTGTGCTGTGGTTGATTTGCTTGGTGGTACACCATAATTAAGCAAACGCCATGTTGCTGACGGCAGACCTGTACGAACAGTTGTACGGTGACCCGTTGGTAAGTTACCTTCAACGAAAACCATATCATCAAGAATTTCATTAGACTGATTCAGCAATTCGACGATCTTCGCTTGCTTGCTGTCAGGGCCTTGTCGTTTAGCCCAATCAACGAGAGTTAAAGCAGGCATGTTATTTCCTCTTTGTTATCCAAATAAAACATCAGCAGCACTTTTACTGCCGTTACTGTTGCCAGTGACAAGACCGTCCTCTGACATTGCTTTGCCTATCTTGGCAAAAGCCCGAATAATCTCTGGGTGATTACCTAACCCTGTTTCTGTTAAATACAATTTCAAATCATCAGAACCATAGGTATCTAATGCCTTTTGTGCTGCACCAATAGACTCATTTGATCCTAATTCTTCATCTGCTTTAACAGTTTCAGCCCATTGCTCAGTCTGCTTTTGCCAACCATCATTGATTTGTTTCTGAATAGCAGGCATGATTTTAGAGCCATAAACATCAACCAGTTTTTGCGCTTGTTCGTTGTTTAAATTCAGCTCACGAGCAATCGGCTCAAAGACTTCTAATGCACCTTTATCAAGCTCTTGCCCTTCTTCTGGTGCTTTAAATTCATACTTTTCAGGCGCACCTACATCTGATTTATTGGCATCATTTTTCTTATCAGCCGGCTTGCCCTGCTCTCCACCATTCTCTTTTTCAGTGCTTTTAGTAGGATCATCACTATTTGCTGGTGGCTCATTTTTATCTGTTGCTGATGTTTCTTGAGTAGGTTCCGTTGCTGTACCGCCACCGCCTTCACCTCCCTCGCTGTGTTGCTCGTTATACAAACGACGCATAATTAATTTCTGCCATAAGTTCATGACTGTTTCTCCCCTTGTTAAACGCTTGGTGTAGTTGCTTCATTTGCCATTTGCGCATAAAGCTCAGGGCAAACTTGGTGTAATTGATTGAAAACTTTTAACCCATAGTTACGTTCTCCCTCTCTAAATGCCATTGCATAGGGATCATTAGAAAAAGAGCTACGAAATACGCCAGAGTCAGAAATCAAACGCCAAATAACAGCACGCCCAGCTTCTGTGGACATAACCTCTTTTAGCTGTTGTTCCTCTTTCTCTTGCCTATTTTTTTGTTGAATATCGTATTCAGTGCGAGCAATTCTCTCGTCTTCATACGCATCGAATGGATGTGTCATTGAGCACCTCCACCAGCCATAGCGGACAAGGCACTATCATTATCAAGATTGGTATCACTGAGGGTTTTAGCACCATCAATAGCGGACTGCGCCATTTGCATCTGAGCCATTTGTTGTTGCTGTGCTTGTCGTTGTTGACGTATGGCTTGCACTTGCTCATTGGTTGCAACGATTGTTGGAGAGACACCAATTGCCGATGCATAGTTATCAATAGCACCATCAGCGTTAAGCTTATCTAATGCTTCTGGTTTAACTCTTGCCAGATTGCCAACAAAGCCAGCAAAGCGTTCGATACTACCAACGCCAATCGCTTTCTGTGCCTGAGCCATTACAGAAATGTACTCAACCTTTAGATCCATTCCCTGCATTTCATCAGGTGCAACGGGAAGTAAGTTTTTGTTTACCAAGATTGAGAAAGTGCGATTAATCAGCTTGTCGAGTAACTCAGAATCAAGACGTTGCAGAACAGGCCCTAATTGCAATAGCTTCTCTTCACGCATTTCAACAACGGCTTCAATCGGCATAGAGCGCGTATTCACCATTTGCATCATGCGGAATAAATCGACAAAGTAAGCGGTATCAATCAGTTGACGGGTATCTTGAACATCTTCAAGTAGTGCTTTCAATGCTACGGGTTGAACATCAAAAATCGTTTGAATTTTATTAGTAGGATTTACCTCATCAAGATAGTTAATGCCTCCGGGTATGGTATTTACCCGTTGGTTTTTTAATGAGGCTGGCACTTGTAAAGGTGGATTGGTCAGCTTATCAATCATCTGCGCTTTACGTTTCTGCATTAATTGAAGTGCTTTAGTACCACCTAACGCCAACATACCAGGGCAAGATGAACCATAAACATCTTCACCATTCACTTCCCAGCGTGGCGCCATAATAGGAAATTCATCATAGCCAGACTCACGTAACACTTTCTCGTTATCACCCGCCACTTCAAGATAAACGGATTTAAAAGGCTTGTGCTTCGCCTCTAACTTTCCTGTTTGTCGTTCAAGGTTTGGATATACGGCATGAACCACTTCAACCCATTGGCTGTACTGGCTTGAATTCCACATTGATTTAACAGTGTCGCTAACGCTATCAATCCCGAACTCCATTACCAACTGGCGAACGGTCATCGTAAATTTGCGATAGCAAACATCAACACTCAGGCTTGGGCTATTCGCAATGTAGTAACTGCCAAGAGGGAAATGAACGGTACGGATAATACGCTGGCTATCTTCAACAACGGCCATTGCAGCCGTGCCGAAAGTACCTAAATCACCATACATCAACGGTAATGACTGATAGAGATTAGAACGATTGAACACTTCGTTCATGCGTTGTTCTGTGATTTCTAGCCAAAGTTTTACAGGGCCATAATCCATTAAATCAGGATCAGGTGTTGCTAAACGAAACCAAGGACGAGCAGGACTTGTAATACCTGACATCATGCCACTGGAAAGCACCGATGAAGCCAAAGACGCCGTAGGGTCAATGATCTTACTATTACGGCGATCTCCTCGACTAACATCAGACGCAGTAAAGCGCGTACTACGAGGACGAGTGAAATCTGACAATTCACGCCAATGCGGTTCAAATGAGCTACGCTCTGTTTCCAACTGATTAAGTTGTTGCAGTAGCTGTTCTTTCAATGGCGTTGACATAGTCACCCCTTATTGACCAAGTAAGGTTTTACCGCTAGTGGATGCTGAACTTGTCGCACCTTGCGCACCTGTTAGTAACGTAGACTTACGACCTGCGGCTGCACGGCGACGACGCATTTCATCATCACGACTACCCGTTACTGCCGCATCTTGTTCTTGAGGTGCTGCCTGAACAGCAGGAGGAGTTGTAATTTTTGGAGTATTGCCAAATGGATTACACATATCGACACACCTTTACAATTAACCAATATTGCATATTAAATTAATAATACATGTTATTTGACAATATTGAAAATTATAACTACCATTTTGGTTATGCAATGCCACTGCATTTTTTCTCGGTATTGTTACCACGACAGCGTGCTTTACCTTAGGACTGTTTGCCCTCTACTCCAGAGGGCTTTTTTTTATGCGAATGGATCGTAATCTGAATTGCTGACATTAACGCCAGAATGAGGTGAGGAATAATTTCTATCTATTTTGGTGACTGGATAGGCGAATGTCAGTGCGAGCGCATCACCTTTACCGGGTGAACGACCAAGACGTTTTTTAATTTCTGTTTTGTCTTCTAGTACAATCTTGCTATCGATAACACGAACTTTGTATTCACCACATGACAAATCATCTGCGGTTTCCTGATCATCAATAGCCCCACCAATTTTTAGCCATGTCTTAACGCTGTTATACATTTCACCGCGTTTGTTCAGCATTTGTGGATCTGTTGATGCACCACCAAACTTAACTAAACGCCATACACGACCCCAACTTGTTCCAATAGAGTGAATACCTGTACCATATCCAAAGTCGATATGAACAGCGTCAGCCTTATATTGATCTTCAAAGTCAGCAATACGCTTTGCCATAACAACATCATCAGTTGTTTTAAAGCCCGTCCACAAACACTTACTGAATAAACCTTGGCGCAGATAAATCACCGCATCATCAATACCAGAATAGGCGGGGTCGACACCAATGATTACAGGCGCATGAGCAACTTCTGCCTGTGTGACAATCCGCTTCATGGCTTCATCAGTTAAACCTGTTGGGATAAACTGTAGTTCTGATGCTGACGGGAACACACCACGAACACGGACTTTAAAGAAGTCGCTATCTTCGCCGTAGTCCTCTTCCCAGTTTTTAATCTGCTCTTTGTTGCTACCTTCAACAGTACGGCTATCAATCTGCTTAGTATTCCAACGATGTTTAAACTTACGAAAGCACTCACGAAAACGCCCTGTGTTACGGGTTGGGTTACCAAATGCAATCCAAATGATTTCAGTACCTTCATCCGTTAACGCCCCTTCTGCAACCTCCCATACCAGATCGGCAATGTTAGACGCCTCATCAAACACGAGGATAATACGCTTGCCTTTGTTGTGAAGCCCTGCAAATGCCTCCGTGTTGTTCTCTGACCACGGTACCGCATCAGCACGCCAAGCATTAGCGTGATTAGGATCATTTGAATAGATAGCTGTCTTAGTGCAAGTAAACCAATTATTAGTCAGTGATAGCCGTTGCCACTTCGCTATTTCTGGCCACGTTTTAGTCCGTAACTGATTTTCAGTGTTGGCAGTGACAACTACCTTACAATCTTCGCAGGTATCCATACCCCACTTGATGATCATTGAAATAAAGGCAGATTTACCGATACCGTGACCAGAAGCACGAGCAAGTAACAATGGCTGGTGGCGTGTCTTTGGATTGCGTAGATGTTCACCGATTTCATTTAATGCTTCGGCTTGCCACTGGCGAGGACCATTATATTCTTCAAGCTCTCCACCAGCTTCCCCCCACGGAAATGCATAATACGCATAACCTAATGGATCATGCGTAAATGATGCGATATCTTCAATGAGTTGTTCTTCTGGTGACTTCTGCAAAGCTTCTGACATTACTCAACGCTCCCTTGCTGAGCACGTTTACGAGCAGATGCCAACTTATCAGCCAATGATACATTCACATCAACCTGCACTCTGTCTCTAAAGGCATTGATATCAACATGCTTACCAATCAGTTCAAGCACCTTAATTTTATCCAGTAACTTTACTTTTTTAATGCGAGTATCACCGTCAATATCAATAATATCGAATGCAGCAACACTTTTACGCCAAATAGGTGACCATTCAGATATTGGTTTAATATCACCTTTCTCATTGAGAATATCGGCAATATCTGCATCAAGCATATCAACCAAACGCCTGAGTACATTGTCAGCACTCATCTTGGTGCGCTTATTGCGCTGTTGCATAAGTTGTGCGATACGCTCTTGAATACGGGGATCAGCCATTAGCTGTGATGCGCGTTTGCAAGCACTGCCAGAAGCATATCCAGCAGAGATTGCAGCATCAGTTTGATTATCGGGGGATTTGATATATTCCTGACAGAAACGCTCCATCTTGTCGTTGATAGGCGTTGGCTGTCGTGCAGGTTTCTTTCTTGGTCTTTTGATAGTCATAATCATCACCTCTTTGGTTATTATGACTATAAAATATAAATTTTAAACCTTTTATGGTTTAATTATTATCTTTTTTTACTAACTATAGAAAATATACCACTGCCAACAATTTCAGCCCCATACTTAGATAGGTGGCTAGAGTCTGTATAAATAGGCTCTCCATCTTTAATAATTAAGCATTCATTACTATCACATAAAAATGAGTATGTATCTATATAAGTAATGTTGTCATACTTATTTGAAAAAATTAATAAATCTTCATTTGAAATATTAACATTTCTTTTTTGTGTCTCCTTACACCTTGAAAAATTAATAACTTTATTTATTGGTAAGTCAGCTTTAGCTAAACATTCAAATATTATTTTCTCACTTCCTGGTGTATCACCTAATATATATATATCTTGACCTCTATTAATATCAGAATAAAAGTAATCTAACTCTTTGATTATTTTATGGTTTAAATCACCTTTACCTATAGTACTACCATTATTCCTTATTATGTGACTAGGAAATAATCCAGGCCAATATCTAGATATAATCACTGGTTTATTAGGGTGTTTTTTAATAAAATCAACCTCTAAATCATATCTACCTTCACACATTGCTTTATTATATGATGAAAAGTAATTTTTTGTTGAAGTACAACCATCTAATGCTAGACTAGCAACTTTTAGATTATGACCATTTATATAAGAAAAGAAATGTCTAGCATGACTATCACCAATTAAAATATAATCAAAATCAGATTCATCACTATTAAAATATTGAACACCACTACTTTGAGGCATACCTAAATGGCCTTCGAATTTCTTCCTAAACTCTGCTCTAGTAATCTGAAAATCAGGATTTACTCTTGAGTTAACACCATCTATTGATACCAAAAAGCCAAATAAGAAAACAATTAGATATACTATAATTAATCCATATCCATAATCTCTCTTTTTTTCTACTAAAATATATAAAGAAATAGATAATAACAATACAATTATAAGATAAATAACAAGATTTAAATTTAAGTCTAATTTGTTAATAAAAACCAAAATTGGCCAATGAACTAAATAAACAGAATAAGATATTAACCCTATAAATTGAAATAATTTATTTGATAAAACAAAACTATTTATAGAACAAGATATTATTAGATATGTGAAAATCGTTGGTAATAAACATAAATATCCAGGCCAAGGAATTAGATAATCAATAAAAAACACTGATATAATTAAAGAAAAAATAGATAAATAATAAATAACTAGCTTTATTGAATCTTTAAACTTGAATGGATATAGATAAGCAATACCACCAAGTAACATCTCCCAAGCCCTGGATTGAAGCATAAAATACGAAGAAATATTATCTTTCCCAGTTGAATACCAACCATATAAAAATAGTGATATAACTAAAAAGACAATTATTTTTCTTAAATTTTTAATAGAAAAGAACTTACTTAATAAGAGTAATGCTATTGGATAAATAATATAAAATTGCCACTCTACAGATAAAGACCATGAGTGTAAAAAATATTTATCATAAGAATCGACATCAAAATATCCAGCCTCATTCTTATATATAATATTAGAAATAAAAAGTAAGCTAGCTATTCCATGATCCCCCATTGTTTTATAACTAATGGGATCAATTAGTAGATATCCAAGAATTAGAACTGCAAAAATAACAGCTGTCAAGGCTGGTATTATTCTTTTTCCTCTTGATATATAAAATTTAAGTAACGAAAAATTTTGCGACTTAATACCTCTGAATATTATTCCTGTCATTAAGAATCCAGAAATAACAAAAAATACATCCACACCAATAAAGCCACCAGGTATAAATTCTCTATTATAATGAAACAAGACAACCAATAAAACAGCAACAGCTCTAATTCCATTAATATCAAGACGAAATTTACTTTTATTCATTTTATTCTAAAAAAATTTAGATTATTAATAATTATACGATTATACCTTCAACATCATTTCACGCCAGCCCTTTGTTATCCAGCATTTAGCATCACCAGATAAACAGCATTGCTGAACGGGTAACTGCTCACCACAACGCTCACACTTACGCTTAGATAGTTCCTCAGCTTGTCGCTTATACTCTGCATCATCTTTACGAATAAGCATCTGTAAGTATTCAACAACATCATACGGTTCACGACCAGGCATACGCAGAACACAATTACGCTTTAATATCTCCAACTCTTGATTATCCACCAGCAATTCAATCTTCGTTATGCCAAGCTCCTTTTGGCGTTTACGTTGTAATGCCTTACGTTCAGAGGGTGATTTAGCCATTGAATAGCATCCCCACAGCTACAGAGAACACGCACCAGAACACGGCGAATATTAAGTAAGTTTTTAGCATGCCTCTATCTCCGATTCGCTGAACCATTCACCATAATCAACATTATCAATACAGAAATATTTGTATGGTTCTTCGTTGATAATATCCACTGTAAGCACATCGCCTACACTAAACTTAGATATTCCATTGCTTGGATTTAAACGTTTAATTTTAGCTTTATCGCCAATCTTCATATTTACCTCTCGTGACATATCACGGTTGTTTGATATGTTGAATAAGCCTAATAGCATCAATTTCTTGGCTCATAATTTCTTCCCAAACTCATTCAACGATTAATTAACTCAGTCACGAACTTAACGAATGGTAATAAGTTCATGATTTTCTGTATTTTCAGGTAACGTTACCCCTATCTTTCCCTGCTCACCCCAAAGCTTTGACGCGCTGATATTCCACACTCTGCAATCTTCATCAAAGATGGCGTCCATAACAGCTTTAATCAGGTTATCGACATCAGGACGTTGCTGGTGGGGTTTACCATTCATCTCAATGCGTTTCTTCTTACTCCATGATTTAGGCATAGGGATAAAAAACGTTAGGTGAGCACCGCTTTCAGGTAACGTAAAACGGTTAGCTCTCATCTCGTCACAAAAAGTGTGGTACTTAACGACAACGGGCCTTTTCTTCCATGCGTCACGTTGTGTCATACGTGGCTTTGATACAGGGTTGATATAATAAATTTGCTGTTTCATGCGCGTACCGCCACCAGCATTGCGTTCATACGGTTATGAATATCAGCAATCTTTCCATGCTGTAACGGTGGTAAGCTCTTTCTGACGTAGGTTAGAGAACCTTTCTGACAAATAACATGCTTATCCGTAGGTTTTGCTGGCTTCTTGGTCATTAGAGAGGCTTCTTTTTTGATATCTAAATCACGTAGACGCTCCATGTAATCAGGCGCTAGCGTGTATACATACCCAATGCCGACTACCGCTTTGCGTTCTACAACGGAGCTTTCAATCAATTTAATCAGTGCATAATTGGTTGTTGAGCGGTTCTTCTTTCCCTTGAGATCAGAAGCAATTGCCGTTATCTCGTTAACTAACAATGATTTTTTATTGTCACGTAAAATATCAACAACTAAATCCTGCATAAATTTCATATACGATAACCCTTAATAGATTAATCATTATGATTAATGTATCCAATTTGGTTATACTTTCAAGTGTAAAAAAACAGAGTTTTTAATTAAACTCATACCTACTTAAAACGCTCTCAAATCGTCTATACGCTGTTTTCACTACTCAGACACTCAATCGCATACCTACAACAAATAAAACTCACCAGTGTTTATTACACCAAGGATTTTAATATCCAATAAACCTTATGCCGATTTATGTTTACGTTTATCAGCATTTTCTAATAAATCTATCCATGCCGGTCTTGGTCTAGTTTTATCTTCAAGTCTTAACGTAGGCTTAGGTATGACCTCACCTCGTTGCACTCGCTCAGACCACATACGGATCATTTTATTTAATCGCTTCTCAACCTCCGCTTCTGTCAGCCTAAGGTCATATACCTTTTGTCTAAGGTCAGTGAAGATCCAATACTGCACCGGATGCCTAAAGGGGTACATCTCAGCACTATGATAATTGCATCGTCTGACTAGGTATTTATTGAAATCTCTCAGCATTTCATCAAATGGAATTCCAAAAGTATTAGCGTCTACCAACTTGTCAGAAAGCATTGAAATAACATCAGATAACTCTGGTGGCCACGGATTACCATTGCTACAACGCTCAATGCAGAATTTAAATATCAAATCGAATTGATCGCTATTCAATCCGCTGAGTGCTCGTTTCCACATCAATGAGGGTTCCGTCCCGTTCTTGTTTGTCCATTTCTCCCCATAGAACTCCGTCATTTGTAGCCAAAGAGTCGAGATACTCTTGCCCATGTTTTTCTCTGATCTTATGTTCCACGAGTTGTACGGCTCTTGATTTGCCACTGTTTGGATCGAATTTAAATTCTGATTTGCCATTATTATTTACTCCAGTATTGCTATTATTCGCTTTAGCACGTTGAAATTTAATACTTTTTGCCAATGCCATTTCCCATTGTTCGTGATGTTTAGCTTTCCCCTCGGCTTTCCAGTACGTAATAAATTCGGCAAGTTCAGTTGGTTTAACTGGATCTGTTAGTGCATGTCCCCAAAAAGCAGATTTACGTAAAAAATCGCTATCAGGTTCCCATTCATCAAACATCACAAATTTACCGTCAACGCTAAAACCACCAGCAGGAACTCTGTCATTTAAAATAGCATTATCCACATCAGGCAAATTTCCTTCGCGCGCGTTACAGAGAGTTGTTTTAATACTTCCTTTCCCTTCCTTTCCTAAAGGTAGTCCTACCGTATCACTACCGTAGTCATACGGTAGTAGGTTCATCTCTTTGATTTTACTTGGTGTTTTCTTGTTTACGACTTGATGTTTTGTGAAATTATTTATTAATCCAAAGTGCTTCCCATTTTTGGCAGAAAATAAGCTGATATAGCCACAGTTGGAAAGCTCCTGTAGTAGTACCGGAATACTACGGGAGGTTTCACGTATTGGAAAAACAGCCGCTTTTATTAGCTTCGGATTAGCATTGAAATAGCCTTCATCGTCAGCGTAATTTAATAGCCCTATCGCCAATAAACACGCTGACTCAGATATTTCAGCCATATCCTCATCAGTCCAAAATGTTGGCTTAATAGTCCTGATACGGGCCATATCACCCCCTGATATTGTCTTCATAAGCAATATTTCTATTACGAGCCATCTTTAATAATCGGCTGACTTCTTTTCTGTAGTTGGATGAATTAATTGCGGAACATTCAACACAAACACCATTACTGGTAAAACGCTCAGAATCATGACCATGTCTACATAATTTTCCCGTATAGAAACGACTTAGACCATTTTCAATGGCTTGCTTTCTAGTCACAATTTTCATCATCACCTCTTTTTCTATGATTAGTTAGCAATAAGATTATCCATTATTTTAAAATATATCAACCTAAAAAGACTTATTGGTTATCAATAAAAAATTAAGGACCACCGAAGTGATCCTTATCTATAAACAGCCTTTGAATTATTATCGAATAAAGAAATTGATTAATTGCTCTCTGGTTGCATCTGCACCGAACTCAACACAAATATCATATAACTTATTGAGTTTACTTAGGGAAGGCTTACGTTTTGCATAGCGTAGCTGATGTGATAGATACAGTTGGCTATACCCAGTTCTTTGAGAAAATGCTTCTCTTTGCTTAATCGTTAAGCTATTCCAAAATTTTTTAAAGTCGAAAACTTCCATAATTTCACCAATTTGATTAACCAATAAATAATAGTAACCGTTTAGGTACTTTACCAAAAGGGTTATTTGTTTGTTTAATACACCATAACTTAATCAAATTTGTATAAAGAATAGACACCAAAGGACTTGGAGAAATGAAAAGCATTGCTGAAATTAGAAAAGATAACCTGATTTATATTATTGAACGCTACTATAACGGCAAACAAAAATTACTGGCTGATGCGTTAGGCGTAGCACCAAGTATGATCTCTCGTTACCTATCACCAAAAGATTTAAAAAGTCATCGTGAACTCACCGATCCAATGTCACGTAAAATTGAATATGTGACTAGAATTAGTAAATATTGGATGGATGTAGACCATTTAAAAGAAGGTCATGCAGAGTCAGAAAAAGAAGAATATATTCCGACCGAGATCGGAAAAATACTCTCAGATAACATCACAACATTTATGTTAAACGATGGAATAAAATCAAGAGTTAAGCTTTCTGTCGATTCAGGGCTTGCACAATCAACAGTTAACCGCATTATCAATTGTGAAGCCAGCGCCACCGCTGAAAGCATTGATGCTATTGCAAAAGCAATGGGTCGCCAAGCCTATGAACTACTGATCCCTAAAAATGATAAAGGCACTATTAACTATGATAGAAGAGCCTATTCAAAACTTCCCGCCAGCGAACAAGCTGCTATTGAAAACTTCATTGAATTTATCATTAATAAAAACCAGCCTATCTCCCACGACTAACCCTTTCCATTAAAAAGAAGTCATATACTGGCTTCTTTTTACTCTTAATAAATCATTAAATTTCATAGTGATAAAAATAAACATAACCATATTGGTGATTTATTTGTTTTTTACGGTTGACAATGGTTAATTTATGGTTATGATTAAAAGTATAAATTAACCAATACGGTTAATTTGCTCTTTAACAATATGGATAAAAGAGACTGATTTTTTAATGCGCTCAGACATAACCAATTTGGTGATTAGTCATGATCTTTTATATCAAAGACGGTAAGCATGTATTTACCTTATCTGGCTTAAATGAGTCACAGTCATTTGACAATTTTAAAGCCGGTATTGAGTGGGCTTATGTAAGAAAGCTCGCATTACAAACAGAACAATTAGTAGGTAAACAAAATGTCAGACACTAAGCGCTTAAATGTGTTGATTGCAAAAGCTCTTTTACTTAACCAAGATATTACTGATAGCGAACAAGTAGATGCGCTAACAGCTCATATCAATGGTGATATTGAAAAAGAAGAGTTTAAGCAATATGACCACTTTATTAATATCACGCTACTTGCACTTTCATTGGTTCCTAATATCAGCAGTGAACTCAGTGAAGAGCAAATCGTTAACGCTATTATGTCATTTATTGATAATCCTGATATGCGTAGCGTTCGTCATAGAGTTAATCACTTTAACTCATTAATAAATCCAAAAACCACCTCAAATGAGGTAGAAAAAAAGGAAGTACCTCAGGAAGAGGTGATTTTTAACGCCAGTAAAGATAACCAAAACGGTCAACATAAGGAGGCGGAAGATATTCCAAAGGAAGAAAATGACCAACCTGCTTATTTTGAACCTGGTCGGTATCCCGATATTCCTAACGAGGTGTATCACAGTTCAAACGGCATCAGTAGTTCGATGCTAAAAGATGCTCGTATTAGTTTGATGTATTACGAGTTACGCCATATAACAAAAGTCATTGAGCGTGAAAATAAGCGTTGTTTCGATTTAGGTAGTGCGTTTCACACGTTAACAATGGAACCTGAAAAGTTTGATGCTGAATTCAGTGTTAAGCCAATTATTCCAGAAGGTGCCTTTACAACAACGGAAACAATGAAGTCATGGATTGACGAATACAACAATAAGTTGCCTAAGAAGCTCTCACAAGATGAGTTAAAAGCAATTATTGAAGAACATAACGCCACTCTGACACCGCAACTTTCCACCAGCGGAAAAGCCGAAGAGCTAGGTCAGATATACATGCAGTTGCCTGATGAATTTAAAGCCATTCCAGAGGATGGAAAATTCACAGGTGCCGCAATGAAAGCCTGTATCAAAGCCTATAACGATACTTTGCCAACACCATTGAAAACCTCAGGTAATACAGACGCATTACTTGATCAGATATACTTCCACATCAACCCTGAATTATATTTGGCAGAAACACATAAGCCTGAGCCACTTAGAAAACCCGTCAAAAAAGATGACCTCATGCAGGTTATTAAAGAAGTGAACCCTGATGCTGTATTTGAAGATGAAATCATTAGCCAATGGCTTAGTGACGATTCAAAAATTCATGTTCAAACCGTTGACTATGAAATGGCAAATAACATGCGTAACGCTGTTATGAACCACAAAGAAGCATCCAGTTTATTAAACCACCCTAACCGCGTATCAGAAGTGAGCTACTACGGTATTGATGAAGATACCGGCCTTGAAATTCGTGTTCGTCCTGATATCGAAATTCAAACAGAAAATAACCGATTAGGTTTTGATCTCAAATCAGTAGCACTTGGTCGATTTAAACAAGATGCCATTGAAGCCATGATCCGCAGAGAAATTATTAATCGCGATTATCACATCAGTGCAGCTATGTATTGTGATGTGGCAATGCTGGATCAGTTCTTCTGGATATTCGTTAACAAAGACGAGCATTACCACTGGGTCGCTATCGTTGAAGCCTCTCCTGAATTACTTGAACTAGGTCGCACAGAGTACAAAAAGACACTGCGTGATATCCGTGAAGCTATGGATACAGGATATTGGCCAGCGCCTATCACCACGACTCTCACTATCGGTATCACTGACTTTGAGCAGAGAAAGTTAGAAGAACTGCAAAACGAAGTCGCTTAATAAAACTGCGCTTGAACAATCAGGCGCACGTTTGGAGTAAATATTATGTCAGAAGTAGCAACTCTCGAAAGAAACCAATCAGTAATGAATAACACATCATTACTTTTTAATCCCGAATCATTAGACCGTATTGTTAAATTTGCTGAGCTAATGGCATCAGGTACAGCAACGGTGCCAAGACATCTGCAAGGTAAACCATCTGATTGTCTAGCTATCACAATGCAGTCCGCACGTTGGGGAATGGATCCTTTCGTTGTCGGTCAAAAAACTCATGTCATCAATGGTGTGCTTGGTTATGAAGCCCAATTAGTAAATGCAGTTATTACCAGTTCAAATGCTGTTGTAGGTCGATTCCATTACAAATACGGTGGCGACTGGGAAAAGATTGTAGGCATGAAAGATAAACGTGATGAATCGGGTTTATTTATTGAAGTCGGCGCAATTTTAAGAGGTGAAGAAGAAATTACATGGGGTGAGCCTGTTTACCTTGCTGATGTACAAACGAGAAACTCACCACTTTGGAAAACAATGCCTAAGCAACAAATCGCGTATCTCGCTGTAAAATATTGGGCCCGTCTTTATTGCCCTGAAGTTATTCTTGGTGTGTATACGCCAGAAGAACTTGAAGATAGACCAATTAAAGACATCACCCCACAGAAAGAACGCGTAAGCATTAATGAAATCACCAACCAGCAACAACCAATCAATGCTGAACCGGTAAAAGAGACTCAAGGCGAGTTTATACCTAAGTTCGATGCTGAAACCTTTAGATTAGCTATTGATGATGTTCAGACTGTCGAAGAAGCTAAAAATATTCGTGCAGAAATTGAGAACTTAAAAAATGAAATGGGGATCAACCTGTTTACTGAATTAAAAAATAAAGCAGTACAGGCATACCACCGTATTGATGCACGTAATGCCCTAGAAGCTTCTATTAACTCACTTCCTGAATCTGGCTCACCTGAAGCTACCGAAGCATTTGAAAAAGTAGACAAGCTACTTAAATCAAGCAAAAGAAAACTTGGTGATGAGTTATACGAATCTTTCTCTATCACACTTAATGATATGCGCCCTGAATACCAGTGATCCTATTTAATGCGGAGCTGTATCGCTCCGCTGGAGTTTAAATATGAATATTAAATTACCTACCAACCCTATCCGTATGCCTGCTGTTTTAAAGCTAACAGGACTTTCTCGCTCAACTATTCGCACCTTAGAGAAGAAAGGTGATTTTCCAAAGCGTATGTATTTGTCGGTTCGTTGCGTGGCATGGGAGGCTCATGAAGTATATGAATGGATAGATAAGAAAGCTAAATCAAGAGAGACACCCAAGTGTTACACCGAACGTAAGCGTAATGAAGCTGGGCAGTTTGTGAGTAACGCCTAACCACTACCCGTTAACCAAAGAACTCAGTGCAAGGATGCAAACAGGAGATAGATATGACTATTACATTAACAACGAAGCAAATAATGGCTATGGCTGATTTTGTCGGCTTAAAAGTAGAACCTCACGGATTAGATATTAATGATGAGACTGAATACACCATCGAGCCACGTAGAGATAAAGAAACTGGTCGTGTGCATGTATTTTACTGCACCGAATATCCAGAAGAAGGCGCTATCCAGCTGGATTAATTTAACTCGCAGGGATGCAGTGAAGAGGAATGAATAATGGCAGTAGTTCAATTTTATATAGCAGGTGGTAAAGGCGAAGACCCGTCAGGAATTAGTGAAGATAACCTCTATGAATTACCAGATGATCATAATTTCAGTACTGATGATGACCTCGATTCATGCATTGAAGAATGTGCAGAATATTATCACGCTAACTGTGATGGATGGGAGGATCAATGGCCGTTGTTATTCATGTTATGGATTGACGACCAATATCTTGGCACGTTTGAAGTTGAGCGTGAGTTTGACCCAGCATTCTCAGCAAATAAGGTCGAGTAATGAAAGATAGAATCAAGTTTAACGATGTAATGCTAAAGGCTGTCATAGATGGCAGGAAAACGCAGACACGCAGACCGATTAAACCACAACCAAAAGTAACCGAAGATGGGTTACGCTATCTTAGCGCATGGCAAGATGGTTACACACTATCAGAGCAAGTATGCGCAGCATGGCGGCATGGATTTGTTGATGTTGATTGCCCGTATGGTGAGATTGGCGACATTATCAACATTGCAAACAAGGACGGTAATATCAAAGGAAAAATTGAAATTACTGATATTTGGTTGCAACAGGTTCAGGAAATATCACAGCAAGACGCAATGAAAGAAGGTGCGCCACCAAATCACTCCTCCATTGACGCTGTATCGCGTGAGTATGGTTTCCCTGATTTTTCGCGTTCATGGTTCGATCAAATATGGATAGATATATACGGAAAAGACAGCTGGGTAAGCAACGAATGGGTATGGGTTATTGAGTTTAAAAAGGTGGAGTGATGAAAATTGAACAATCTCAAGTTACTAAGTTAGTAATAACAGATGTTGAGCGACACGACCCTATCCATGTTTACCTTGAGGATTATGGAGATAATCAAAACGGTCGTGTCACAATTAGCGAATGGGGCAATTCATGGTCTTGCTTTTGGGGCTCGATGGGTAGCTCACTAATTAAGTTTATTCATAGGATTAACAATCACTACTGGATAGGCAAGTTAGATTCTAATTTAATCTATGAGATAGATTGTGATAACGATGCAAATGCTAAATACGCTAAAAAGCAAGTTATCAAACTACGCAAAGATGATGAAATAGATAAATACGAAGCAAGGGAATATTGGGATTTAATCGAATTATCAGATGATGTTAAAGATGATTGTTGCAATAGTTTTATAGGCGGTAAGTTGCTTAGATTGTTTGGTGATGATGCTTGGTACAACGATTGGCCCACTATTCCTAACCCTGAATATCTAAGAATGGAATCACGATTAAATGCTGTTCGTGAAGCATTAAAGCAAATAAGTGTGAATTAAGGAGGTATTTTGACAGTGGATTAGTTACATGGATGTGAGTATGATTTCTGCTTTAATTAATTGTAAATAATTATAGGAGATTATAATGACTTGGTCAGAAATTATATTACTTTTACTAGGGAATGGCGTTGTACTTACTATATTCGGTGGTATTTATAAAGTTTTTTTAGATAAATCTTTAGATAAAAAAATAAAGCATGGTTTAGATAATTTAGATTTACTCACGGAATCTCAAGTTACAAAAGTGTTACAAGATAATATTAAAATAGATGATCAAAGGAAATTTATCAGACAAGAAATGACAAGTAATAATATATCTCATATGAGACAAGCTTGGATTAATGATTTAAGGGCTAAATCAGCATCATTTATTAATGCGACCACTAATATTGTTGCTAATTCTGATTTATATTTTAATCTTAAAAAAATTCCTTGTGATAATGAAAAACTTCCTGAGTATACACAAAAAATAGATAACCTACAGCTGGAAATTGATACCAATATACGTGAAATTAGGGGGTTAGCTAGTTATCTTGACCTGCTTCTTCCCTTCAGTTCTTCTGAATTTAATAAAACAGAGCCAGAGGCGGATAAAATAAGAGAATTACTTCAAAAAATAAAATCTAAAGCACATTATGTATTGACTGACGACTACACTAAGTTAATTAAACTACTTGATGAATTAACAAAGCTTACTGATTATTTAGTTAAAGAGTTAAAAATTCTTTTATATAAAGAATGGAAGGTTACTAGCTCACTGAAAGAGCTAGAGGATATAGATAAAAGAAAACTGAGTAATTATTAACATCTACCCTGCACTAGCAGGGTTTTTTATACTCAAAATAAGGAGAATCATGAACCATAAGAAATACGACCTTATCTATTGTGATCCTCCTTGGGATTACAAAAATAAAGTTTCAAACGGTGCTGCTAAAAATCATTATCCAACAACTTCCCTCTTCAATTTAACCCATATCCCTATTCATTCTATCGCATCTGATAACGCAGTTCTTGCCATGTGGTATACAGGTAATTTTGTACTCGAGGCTATTAAATTAGCCGAAGCGTGGGGCTTTAAAGTGCGCACAATGAAAGCTTTTACATGGGTTAAGTTTAACACTTTAGCATGGCAACGAATTGATAAGGCGATTAAAAACAGTGAGTTATTTGATCATCACGACCTGCTTGAACTATTAGATGCTGAAACAAAAATGAATGGAGGTAACTACACCAGAGCCAATAGTGAAGATGTTTTAATCGCTACTCGAGGCAATGGATTACAGCGCATTAGCGCTAGTGTTAAACAAATCGTATTTAGTTGTTTAGGTGAACATAGCGAAAAACCGTGGGAAGTAAAAAACCGTCTTGAACAGTTGTACGGTGATGTAAATCGCATTGAGCTATTCGCTCGTGACATGTCACAAGGTTGGGATGCATGGGGCAATCAATGTCCTAACAACAGTATCGAACTTATCAATTCTCATTTTATTTGTAAGGAATAAATATGCCTGATATCGCAGATGATGCTAATGACTTAACGGATCTACAAATCAATACCGCATTAGCAAACAGAGAGCCACCAGCAAAAAGCTTAACTGGGTTTTGTATCTGGTGTCGTGAAGAGCCAGTAACAGAGAACAGCGCTTACTGTTCTAAAGAGTGTGGGGATGATCACGCTCAGTACAAAAGGAAAAACGGATAATGATTATTGTACTCACATTATTAGCCGTGTACTTATGGCTTGCTGGATATCTGTTTTCAGAATCTAAGCACGAAAGCGACAATATAAAAGATATTGTGGCCAGACTGTTTTACTCAACAATCTGGCCTGTTGTTGGTGTGCTTTATCTATCATCACTACTTGCTTATAAAACACTTGGCGAAGAATGACTGAGCGTTAATCTTTCTCTTTTATCCATTCATCTACCATATCCGCCCACTCTTGTAACATCTTCCTACGCTGTTCAGCATATTCAGCTTTGTTGTAAACGGCTCTAACGCCATTTTGAACGTGTGCTAAACATTTCTCTATCCAATCTGAGTTATAACCTGCTTCGTGCAATAGCGTGCTGGCTGTGCGTCGTAAATCGTGAACAGTAACCGGTTCAAACTCAATACCTTTTTCATTGATACGTTTTACGGTGCCATCAATCACGTTATTCAATGCAGCATTAGAAAGAGGCTTTTTAATATCATATCGACCAGGCATTAAGTAATTGCTTCCCATAGCACAAACTTTCATACCGGTGAGGATATCCATTGCTTGGTCAGAGAGATAAATAACATGCTCTTTTCTCCCCTTCAT